ATGCTATTATCAACCCAGTTAAAAGTTTGCCTGGTGGAAAATTAAGCACACCTGCAGCAGGACAACGCTATTTGTTATTGGACAGTATTGCAAATACTGTGGCTTGGGGTGTAAACTTTGCAGCCGCAGCCAACGACATTATTGAATTTGACGGTGTCAATTGGACTGTGTCATTTGCGGCTGCATTGGCCTCCGGAAATGCGTATGTGACCAATATCAACACTGGGGTACAATACAAATGGAACGGCAGCAATTGGCTAAAAAGCTATGATGGCGAGTACCCTGCAGGACGTTGGCATTTGGTGCTGTAATGGAACTGGGACATTTGACCGGGTGCGGTGCACTGGTACATGCACGATCAACCGGACGTTATCTTTGGCTGCAGCGAGTCAACAGCAGTTACAGCGGCACTTGGGGCATTGTGGGCGGCAAAGCCGAACACAACGAAAGTCCAATTCAAGCACTGTCAAGAGAATACTGTGAAGAATTGGGCACTCCATTCAATCCCGTAAAAATAGTGCCCATTGAACAATACACTGCTGCAGATCGAAGATTTGTGTATCATACATTTTACATGATGGTTGAACACGAGTTTGTGCCTACACTCAACGACGAGCACAGTGGCTATTGTTGGACCACACTGGACGCTAGACCCACTCCCTTACATCCTGGAGTTTGGCGTATTTTTGAATACGACGTAGTGATGCAAAAATTATTATTTCTTGGTAAAGATCATGTTTGACCCCCAAATTGAAATTATCAACATCAAGTCCATTGGCGATCAACGGCTGACTGTGTGCCAAGCCTGTGAACACTATCAAGAGGACGGCACCTGTCAACTCAGTGGACACGCCATGCCGGTAAAGGTCTATGACCTCGCAGAGCAGTGCCCTGAATCACGTTGGTAATTAAACTGGTAGTTCGCGAATGTGGACCACAGCGTTCAGTGCTGGTGCAGTAACAAACACCACTTGACTACCAACTACGTTATAGTCATCAACCGGAAGTTGCAATAGCCCGTTTTTAAATACCAGCACTGAATTAGTCGACAGCAAAGGTGTCGACACTAGGAATGTGGTAGTTGTGCCATCCCCTGTGTATTTTCTACTGTAGTATGTGGTAGATGTTCCGGCGACTTGATTGGTAGAAGTAACATAGCTTTGTACTTCTACTCGCTGCCCTGTGGTTGCAGCACTGGTCAGTGACAGGGTTTGTCCATCAACTGCTGTAAATCCCACACCGTCAATGAGTCTAACACCGTTGACATAAACGTCAATATAACTGGGCCTATATCCTGCAGACACAGTGAACACAGTCTGCGTAGAAGCTACCAAGTAGTTTTGTCTCTTGACCACGAACCCCACAGGATCCGGAGCCACTGTGGTGTAGGCTACCAAACGTATGAGATCACCAGCAGCTAGTCCATACTGCATGGTAATGGAATACCCACTGCTGGCAGTGGTGTATTGACTACTGCTTTGTAGTATGCCGTTTATGAATAGGTCTGTCAGTGCCGGTACAAACTGTGTAGCCGACAGTATCAGCGTTTGGCCTTCGGTAGCAACAAAGTTTTGTACTGATCGATTAATGGCTCCCAGCACCGCACCCGAACTAAAGTCCAGTATGTCAACTACTGCATTGGCTGCAGGTGTAGTAGTTAGTGTAACCACTGCACCACTGAGTGAAAACGCACTGGCCGGTTGTTCAATTCCAGCCACATACACTACCAAATTGGTCACTGAGTTTGGAGTCACTGTCAGTGTAAAGTTTGCACTACTGCCTGTGGCAGCGAAGCTCTGTCGACGAATCAAGTAGCTGGTGGGTATGGTAAATGTACCCACCCCTGATCCGCGACTTTGCCAATAGTTGCCATTCCAAATCCAACTGCTGCCGCTGCTGGTAAAAACTTGATTAACTGTGGGTGAAGTGGGGAACGAGATAGCCATGCAAATATTTAGCTGCGGCTAAAATAGTAATCACCATCAGGACCGTTGTTGCTGAACAGGCCGTGACACACAAATCCTTGATCAGCCATGTAGTTGATTACTGTATCACGCAGTGGTGCGCCAGTGTTGTACTCTACTACTTGCAGTTCCAGTATCACATGGTTGCAGTATTTGAGACATTCTGCACCACCACGCAACACATCCAGTTCAGCACCTTGTACATCAATCTTTAACAGGTCAGGCCAAGGGAATCCGTTTTCTTTTACTACTGAGTCCAGTGTTTCTGTACGTAACCGTCTGCGATGCTGCTCATTGAAATAAGCAGGAGCTTCAGGATTCACTGCTGCATTTTCCAAGTAGTAGCTGTTGCCACCAGGATGCTCGTCGTTTTGATAAAAGTCCACAGCACGTTCCGTGTCACTGAGTACACCAATGTGATAGCGCAGGCCTTCCTCTTGATATATAAACTCCACGCTGTCCATGGCGTCAAACACATGGTATTGTGCATCAGGCCAAACACGATGCGCTTCGTTAGTCCAGTGCAGTACACAAGCACCAATGTCGTAAATGACTTGTGGGTCGACACCTTGTGCTTTCAGCGCATGTAAGAATTCTACATGGTTTTGTGGTAGTAGACGTTGACTGCCCAGTTCTCGGAGACGGTCCCGAGTTGACTGTGGTTGCACTGCTGGAATAGTGTCATCGATCACAAACTCGCCTGCACCAATGTGCCTACACTTGATGCTGGTGTCGGCCCAAATTGTAAATCCACACTCTCTAGCACGTCGGCAAAAGAACACATCTTCGCTAACAGTGTGTGCATGATCAATAGCACTGTGGTACTTGAACTGTGGATAGCCAATAGCATCAAACACATGACGCTTGACCAATACACAGCCAAACCCAGCACCAGAAACTTGCACTAGACCACGATCCTTAAGGCGTGCATAGTCAATGTTAGACAGCCCACCATGTCCGTTGTCCTCATAGACTTCTACAATGTGCTGTCCAGGTTTGCGTTGAATGTACAGTCCGGTAACAGCATCACGATCATGATTCAACAGTTTAACCAGTGTGTCAGGCGGGAAAACAATGTCACTGTCTACGCTAAACAGGTAGTCATAGGGTGTGTTTACTACCCAGTGTGCAATTAAATTACGCACTTGATCAATGTTGTAACCATAAAAGTATTGAAAGGTTGCTGTATACCCTGGAGGTATGATCAAGTCATAAATGCTTTTAAAAGTTTCTACTTCAATGTGTTTAGCAGTAGGAATACCAATCAATATACGTTTAGTAGTGAGTCCAGTATTGGTGGTGTCAATGGTGGGGTTTTGAGTCATATTTTGTTTGATTTCGTCGTAATATAAGCCTTCTTTGGCTAAAAAACCTTGGGTAATTGCCGTGTCGGATGTAGTAGTAGCAAACGGTGTGTAAAACAGTAAATTGGTAATTAAGTAGTTGGTTCTGCCCTGTACCAGTTGCCAATCAAATATGTAGTTGTCACCATAGTAGATTTTGAGATCGTCTGGGATGGGATTCCAATTGCTGCGATGAATAAACATCAAGCAGCCAAATCCATGTGTGTGCTGTCCAGTCCAAGGTATGATGTTGATGCTGCCATCAGTGACTGGTGGATGATCAAATATGGGATCTCCTGGGCACAGGCCAAATACACCTGCTGAGGGAGTTATGAGATCTACTAGTCGATCAAACAGTTTAAGGTCAAAAGTTACATCATCGTTTGCAATGCAAATGCGATCGTACTGTGCAACTTCAACTCCCAAGTTCCAAGCTGGATTAACGTAGATGTTTTCGCCCGGAACGAATCGTTTGATTTTGGGGTGATCTGCCAAGTCGCCGGGGGCTGCTGGATTGTCATTGTCAATTATGATGACTTCACCCACCAGTTCGTATTCACACAGTTCAGCTAGAAATTTAACAAACTGGTCAGCAGCACGCCACATGGTGGGCACCACCACTGTGTATAAACTTGGTTTTTTACGAGCTAGGATAGCATTGGCATTGCGTGTTTGTTCAGCACCATTGACCTTGTAGTCGTTTAAGGGGCTAGCGTCATTGTAGAGATAGGAGATGTCAGTTAAACACCGTACTGCTGCCGGACTGGCCTGTTCAATTAAACTGTAGAACAAACTACCATCCCCGCCAGCTCGATACCAACGTCCCTCATGATCTTGAAAATCACTGTCAGGCACACGTTGAATCAGCCGCTGTACAAATGTTCGCAGATGTGTGTAGGGCATATTCCAGTTAAACTTGTGGTCACGATAAGAGCCTGACTGTTTAACTGACTCAGGATAAGGTTGACTGATTAGTGGAATGTTGTCTACCACACTCCAGCAACTGCCATAAGTAAATTCTGCACCGGTAGCGTATTCAGCATTGTAGCGAGCAAATATGGTATTGTCGGCAGCCAGTGAATCGTCACCATCTACCAGCATGACAATAGCTTCAGGATTGTCTATGCTTCTAATAGTTCTCACTTGGTTGTAGACTGCTCCACAATTGGTACTATTGGAAATGTATTCAAAATGTGCTTCTACATCCTGTGGCAGTGCAGCCAGTGCACGTCGTACTGCAAGTTCACTGGCATCAGTGCTGGCATCGTTGATCAGTACACAGCGATAATTGTCATAATCCTGTGCAGCAATACTGGCAATGCACTGTTCAATGTAATTGGCTGCATTGTAAAATGGCACTACGACTACAATCTCACGTTCATTGCCCACACGGTAGGGTTCTAGTTCTACACGATTGTGTGTTCTGCGGCCCCAAACTTGATGTACTGCTCGATTAATGCGACTCACTGACCTATACTGGTCACGTGGAAGATGCTCGTCAAGTTGATAGTAAAAATGCTGTCGCCACTGTTCGGCCACTGTATCCCAACTGGCCCAGGGCTTGACTGCATTGCAGTAGTACTGCCGTTGTTGATGTAAGTAAGTGTCGTGTGCTGCTCGTACAGTCATGGCCACAAAACGTTCTACTTGTTGATCCGTATTGATATTAGGATATAAACTGTTGGGCTCAATGGGATAGTCAATCTTGTAACAGGCCAAGTCCACAGCAGTTTCTTCCATGGCACCAAATCTGCAGGTCAGTACTGGTGTATTATACAGTAGACTTTCCAGTGTGCTGATGCCAAAAGTTTCTGGGAAACTGGTGGGATAGATCATAAAGTTAGCTCGTGCCAACAGCTTGGCAATTTCTGGCTGCGGAATAACTCCAGTAAATGCAATGCCCAATTCGCTGTACTTAGGGTCTTCAACCATGCCGCGCCAAGTCAGTTCCTGTGCATCAGGCGCTGCTGTGGCACCAAATCTATAATAGCCACCAATTACAATCAATCTAGCCGCAGGCAATTGTTGTTTAACCAATGGCCATACACGATCAACCAAAGGGATCATGCCCTTGGTCACTGACGCATTGTACACGTAGAGATTGGGATCTTTGGCCGACAAGTCAATTTCATCAATGTGACTGCGAGCGCCATTACGTGTAAGGAAGATTTTGTTTTTCAACACTTCGTACATGCGTTTACCGCCGTGATCACATGTGGAGACATAACTGGTGTGC